GGCAACGATGGGTCTGGCAGTGGATTAGATGCCGATACGTTAGATGGTGTTCAAGGTTCAAATTATTTAAGATCTGATCAAGGCGATACATTCAATGGTGTCTTAACTATTAATGACGGTAATAATCAAAAACTTATTTTACAAGGTTCAAGTGATCCTTACATAAGACTCAGAAGCGGTACAACTAATAAAGCTTATTGGGAATACAATGGTGGATACGTATTTCTCTGGAACGAGCACGTAGGTAAGGGGCTGAGATTAGGTTCTCAACCTTATTTTTATGACGCTAGTGCTTATAGAGAAATTATTCACCAAAATAACGTAGGTTCTAGTGGTGCGTTATCTAGCTCAAATGTTTATGTCAATGAAATTCACGGTGATGGTTCAAACCTAACAAACCTCCCTGCTGGTGGTGCTTCATTTACGGCTACTGCTGATGGTGCTTTGGCTGCTAATAAGGGTGTGTATATCAAGTCAAATGGGCAAGTTAAACAAATAGATACAACTACTACCGCTAACACTTTGGGTAATAACATAACCGATAATGGAAGTACTTATCTAAGAAGTTCGAAGAATGATGGAGCGAATATGACATATGACAATACCCACGACAAAATTGTTCTATGTGACGTAGGTTATGAAGTAGCTTGTGTGCACGTAAACTCCAGCGGTAGTTTAAGTTCTAATAATACATGGACCAACCTAAACCATAGCTCTTCAACTACAATGGAGGACTTGGCATGGGGTATTTACAGCCCTGACAATGGTTTAGTACTTCAAATGATTGGAGGATATGGTCCTGGTGTCATAAGGATAATTGAACCTACAAGTGCAAGTGGAGTTTCTGGTAATGGCATGAATATAAGTAGTGCTCACACCTTCTCAAGTTCAAATAATAGTGCTTATTTCCTTAATGGTTGTTATGACGAAAACGTCAATAAAGCTATAATTTGTTGGGCTGATAAGAGTAACAGTTATAGAGGTTATATAAGAACAGTAACAGTGTCAGGTACAAACTCAAGTGCTTCTGTTACGTATGGAGGCGTCACACAATTTAGAAGTGCTGATGTTCGATACTGTAGAATGGCTTATGATTCAAACGCCAATAGAAGTTACCTAGTTTATCAAATTGGTACTCAGATTTATTATAGATATATAACTGTAAGTGGAACAAATATCAGTTTAGGCTCAGAACAAACACTTGCTACTGCATACCGATCTGCTACATATGATGCTGGTCTTCGTATTGCATATGGCTCTACAGATAATCATGTTGTAGTTGCTTACCCAAGTAGTAGCAGTGGTTGGAGAGGATGGAGAGCTATTGCTGGTACTCCAGGGAGTTCATCTATTACATGGGGAAGTGCATCTAACGTAAGTGGTCAGACTGAAACCAATATGAATGGAGATATGGTCTGGGACGGAAAATCTAATCACTACTTTTGTAGTTATAGAACTTATCCTGGTGGTGGTAGCCAAAACAAGATTGAAAGATTTGCTGTTGGCAGTAATAACTCACTTAGTTCAGGAGGGGATTGGAATGATAATTGGTATTGGCAAGACAAAGTACTCCTATGTGCTTTACCAAAAAACAATACTTATCTATTAGATGGATGGGTGTTTATGTCTACTAATAACCACAACGCAAACAATGCTTATATGAAAAGATTCAAAACTACCAGCACAATATCTAACTTACCAGGACCGAACTACTTTGTCGGATTCCCTAAACAAGCATATAGCAACGGTCAAACAGCAACTATCCAAACTTATGGCTCTGTTGTTGAAGGCTTCTCTAGTTTAAAACCTGGTTGGCCATACTTTATTCAGGCAAATGGAACAATAGCCGATGAAGACGAAAATAGTTCGTTTTGGCCAATCGGTGACGGTTACACTTGGGATAACGCTAACAACCAAAGGCATCCAGATGCAGAAAACAGTTGGAACCCTAATGCTTCTAATGCTACACAAGGTCCACAATTTACCAATACACCATTGGCGGGATTAGCAGTAGGTACTGACAAGTTATTGATGACTGCTAACGTAATGCACAGACAACCATACTCTACATATTCTAATTCATCACATAATCATGGAGGTTAACTAATGGCCATCGCAAACACTTGGTCAATCCTGAGAATAGAAAGAGCAAAAGATACAGGAATTGTATCTTTGATCGAATATCGTGTTGCAGTAGCAGATGATGAGAAAAAAGATGCAGCTTATGAGCAAGCTTCCATTCATTTAGAAGCTGCTCCTGAAACTCCAGTTGCTTTTGAAGCTATTACTAATGACCTAGCTATCCAATGGGTTAAAGACACTTTAGATGCAAGAAACGCAAAAGGAGAAGAGTTTGGGCCAAGCTCTAAAGATGTAGAAGATAGATTATTAAATTCATTAGCAGTTCAAAGAGAATTTACACCTGACGTTATGTACGGTTTCCCCTGGAGCTAAAACGGCTATACTTTAATCGCAATAAATTATTTTTATGTCTGAGAACTTACAAGAATTAGGTGCTGCATTAGCAAAAGAGGAAGAAATTCAAAAAGATTTAAAGGCTCAGTTTGACGCAAGTTCACAAAGAGCTTTTCCTATTCAGCAAAAAATCAACGCAATAGCTAAAGGTACACAGCCAGCCGCTTAAGATTGCATAGACATAAATAAGAGCTAGGCTATGTCTACAGGGTCGTAAAGTTTAATGCTGCAAAAAATTATCAATGCTATGTCAGTAGCATCGTTTGTTATGTCCTTAATGGTCGTAACTGGAGGAGGAATAATGTATATGAAACGAGTTGAATTTATGAACAATATGATATTGACTCTTCAAGATCAGATGGTTGATGTCATTCAAAATCAAATCAAAATGCCTAGTGCTACTGGGCCAGCTCTGCCATTTAAGTAATGAAAGAATATTTTTTACCTGGACTACTAGGAATAGGGCTGATTTCTAGTAACTTGATGTCCTTAACTTTGCTGTCTTCTGCAAATAAAGACGGCATACCCGATTTAGCTCGACTCCAAACGACTGAGAACTCGGCGAGTCAACTGCGATACAACCGTTCTGAGTCTGGTGATTTAGAGGTAGTAGTTACACATAACATGCACCAACCCAAGACAACTTTATTCTCTTCTGAGAAAACAAAATGGAATGGTAAGACTGACTATGTAAGAAAAGAATATGTTGCCCATCGACCTGGAGGAGATGCAGAATTAGCAGCCAGTTATATTCAATGTATAAAGGATAAAGGCAGCGCTGAATCACAGGGAGAAATAGTTGGAACTTCGTTGGTTACTGCCACTCCGGCAGCAAGTACTTTATCTGGGATACCTGTAATCGGCTGGATTGCCAGCGCATTAGCCACCAAGAAAGCAGGCGAGTTAGGGAAAGAGATAGGTGGCGACTTCGTAGATTGCTAACTTTGTGAAGATTGAAAAGATAGAAGTAGAGAAAGTTGGAATACCAAGAATAAATAGTCTGCCTACTACTCCTCAGATAACAAGAGAATTAAATGTAGAAAAGCCAGGGTTTGATTTTATCTTTCCGTTCTTTGAACCGATGAGATATAACCCTGTAAAAATGCAGAGATATAAAAAACCTCCTACCCCAACACCCCCTGAGGACGAAACAAAACCACAAAAAAACAAGAATGATAATTCAGATGTAGATACAGGTTTAACTGATATAGGAGACATAGAAATTGAATGTCCTGCTAAAGATCAACAGTATCGGTTAGGAGATATAAGAAATGCGAAGGCGAAAGAGAAGGTAATCGGGTTCGAGCTGGTCGGGGATAAGTGCCTTGAGATATGGGGGCCGACCAATATTGCAGACAAGTATCTTCCTAGTCCCTCGGTAGCTGCAACCACATTCGGAATAACATTAGTGGCTACAAGTGCAACTCTGTTAGCTCCCATCCTGACCAAAGCATTGAAACCATTATTTAAACAATTAATTGGTAAAGTTAAAAAATTAATTGGTAAAAAAGAGAAAGTATTATCTATTTCTGAGCGTCAGAAGTTACAGAGATCTCGGAAGAAATAGCGTGGGTATGTTCAACATTAGGAGGCGAAACTACTTTTACATCTGCACATATTTTTGCCATTTCTCCAGTAAAAATATTTCCTGCTCTGATGTGTTTCGAGCACGTAGCTAATCTTGACATCTCATAATTTAACCGCTTCGACGCTAGGGATGCCTCATATAATTCGACTTGTCTTTCCATCCCGCGCCTGCACATCTTTTGGTATTTAAAAGATAGTGGAATACTGAATGTTGCCGTTATGCCACCGTTTAAACTTGTATTTGACTGCTGCATCCCTGTTCTTACTTGTTCTATTCTGATGATCTTGTTAGGTTCGTCTGGTTCTCCATCACCAATTGGATTATTATTATCATCAAATGCTCCCTCTATATCTTTTGTAGAATAGATAGGTTTAGAATAATATGGTTGATAAGGCGACCCAAAGCTGTTGGTAGCACTAAGGAATGGCGATATATTTAATGTTGCTCCTTGGCAAACTTGACTTGTTCCTAATTGATATTGGAACTGCCTCGAAGGAACTACTTGCACCGCTTGATTAACTACTGACCCAGTAGATTGGCTCGAAGTATTAATACTTTGTGCGAAGGATTTAACAGGTAAAGTAATAAATAAGAGAGCTAAATATATATTTTTCATTGAAAAGTACTCGTACTGTCTGAGATACTTTCTATAGTTTGTTCTTCTATTATTTTTGTCATAGATTTTATCCCTGGTGTCTCCAATGTTTCATAGTAACTAAAGGATGCACCTTCGTTGACGATTGAATATTGAGGCTTAGTTGATAGTTCCGGCATGACATAAGTAGTAGCTACTCCTGAAACTGTTCCTGCTGTTTTTACAAACCCTGAAGGTGCAATATTATTCGTTGAGGGCTTAATGTTTGTTCCCCCGACTGTTAGTTCATATCCATTACGGAACTCAAAAACAGTCAAGTCGCGTTTTATTACTGATTTAGTTTCTGTGTGATTATTTAAAATTCCTTGCTGGAAATTTGGCACTATTGTTTCTCCCCTAACTTGTGGGGCAAAAGTAATAGATAGCAAAGCTAATTTACTTAACCACGATTTCATTAATTATCTGCCCAACTGCCTCTGTTCCTGCGCCTCCAGCCACGACTGTTACGGCTGTATCAGTTACCGTGCCAGCCAGCGACCCTGCTGTGCCTGCGGCTGTGCTTGTAACGTCTGAAAAATTTGGTACAGCTCCAACACTAGGAGCACTTGTTGGCACTACGTCCCCCTGAGTGAAGCTAGTGCTAAAACTAAACGCCTCGCCACTTGTCGCGTTTTGCGTTACTGCAATAGTTCCAGGATTGTATATGCCTGAAGTGATTGTGCCAGCACTCAGAGTCCCCGCCGTCGTCCCATCCGTGACATCAACCCCGCTACCGCTAATAGAAAAACTACTACCTATTCGTTCACTAGCAGTTGCAGCGGCATTAACTTTCAAAGAAGTTGATTTTGAAATTGTGTGATGTATATCTGCATTAGCTGGAGCTGCTAATAGCAAAAGAATTAATAGTCGTTTCATGGTTTTAATTTCCCATCAGGGCCAATTTCTTTATTTGTAATAGGGTCGATTTTGATTTGTTTAACCTCTGTTCCTTGTGGAACTAATGAAAAACGGTTGTCGAGTCTTATTACATCTTGTGATTTTAAATATGCTTCTATTTCTTTTCTGTTCATAGGCTTATCTTCTGAGTTAACAGAATATGTTCCATCACCTTTTTTCTTTGCGCTCTTCTCAAGTCCAAAACTTGCGAGCGAACTCGCCAGCAAACTCGCCGGGAACGTAATATCCTGCTTTTCGCCACTTGTTAGGCCGGGAATCTTAGGTAAGTAATTTAATGTAACCAACGCCCCGGACCAAAAAACGACCAAAAGCCTGACTGCGACTGAGATGTATTCAAATTGTTCATCTCTATCAGGGATCTTATCTTGTATCTTTTGAATTAAATTTTTCTTTTCGTCTTTTTTCTCCTCTGGTTTGGTTGGTATTTGATCAGCCATAGGCTAGGTCTGCAGGGTCGTTGATGTTATTTTAAGCATGATATATCGAAATAAGCACCACTTCATGGCGCTGGTATAAGCATGTGCTGGGCGTGCTCACTCGTCCTCAGGTCCTCCCAACGGACTGTGCAGTAATAACCTGGTCGTCCTCTTCTGTCGTGTTTAACCCTCATCTCGATAATTTTTCCAATGGCAGGGCCAATTTCTGTATACATCCCAGAGGTTCTTTTCTTGTTTACAGAATCACCGATTACGAATCTTGAAGTTGCTGGCATGGTTAATCGTGGTATGTAGGAATAAAAACGCCTTCGATAGACGTTGGTGGTTGCCACTCAATTGGTTTCTCAGCCGTAAAATCATATTCTCCTGGTCTTAAGATCCTCGCGCATCTAGCTTGAGAGAGGATCTCTGGTGTCTCTGGATCTTTAGCGCTTGCTTTTAGATAGGCTCCTCTAACCTTCTCCCACATAGCTAGTTCGCTTGTGCATCCATCAAGCAGTTTGGTTGCAGTTACCTTGCCAAAACCTCTTAATCCAGGGAATCCATCAGTAGCATCGCCCGTTAAAATCGTTCGATAAAAAGCGTGATCTGCATCAAACTGTTGAATCTTTTCAATATTGCCTTCAGCGTCTAGGTGGTTCCCTGGAATAGTTTTTAGATCTTTATCTCTGGAATAAATAACATCTTCATTTTGTTCATCAGCAAGGATTCCTACAACATCATCCGCTTCAGCTAATGGAAGCGAGATGACTTCAAATGTGTCACGTAGCCATTGCCGTAATATTGAATACCCTGCTGGTTTTCTAAACTTACGTCTGTTTGATTTGTAATTGGAATAGACACCGTACCTGAAGTTACTGGAGTCGCCCAGGGCCAGGAGTATTTCGTGGTCAGGGCATTGTTTTTGGACGCGATCAATCTCTGCGGTAACAGCATGTTTAGCTTCATCTAGATTTGTTTGATAAGTCCATACTTCTGGACTCCACTCGCACTCATATTCTGCGGAGGTCATGGCCCGATAAGCATCAGGCTCGATGTCATAGAAAACTTTTTTCATGTTTTTTCCAATGTTTGATTAAGAGTTTGAGTTGGCGTATTCGCTCCTCTGCGTGGGCGATTTTTTCGGAAGCGTTCATCCGTAAGCATCCAAGACATGATTAAGGGCTGTGATATAGCCGTCATGCCAATAGGAGGCAACTGAATCTTTAGCTACATGAGCTTCCCGATAATTTTCAGAAGCCTTATACTTCAGGGCTTTCACCAGAATCAGTTGGCTCTCCGTCAACTTCTCGGACGCTACGGATGTTTTCGAGGTCAACGATTCTTGTTGAGTGGTCTCTGTCATTTTCTTGATAGATAACGGTGCATGAGGTTGGGTACATTTCAGTAACCATTGCTTGTTTCCAGTGCGATGCTCGGAAAAAGATGAATACTGCCTGGGCTCGGTTGAGCTGATTCCAGTTCAGAACTGCGTGTCCTGGTCGTGCCATTTGTGAGCTAGTTGTTGAGTTTTTTCGTCGAACTCGAAGGAGCCTGCATAGCCAGTTCGGCCCAACATGCGGTTTTTCAAACATTTCGAGTGAGTAAGGTTGGATCCTCTTGATCTGTTTAAGGCCCATATCGTGTCGGCAAGTTGAACGATTGAATGTGAGTTCCTAATGTTGTGCAACTCTGGGGCGGCTCCGTTCTCAAAGTTCTCTCCAGAAGAAGAGCGATTAAGGTGACTGATAGCGAATACTGTGCATTTAGTAGCCGCGATAAAGCTTCTAATCTTTGTAACTAGAGCGTCTAACTGCCTTGTGTCTTGTGCTAATCCACTTCCTAAAATCGTTAAATGATCTAAGTAAATGTGTTGGCAGCCAAGACTTCTGACCATGTAATTCATCCGCTGGAGGATGACCTTTTCATCAAGTGATCCAAAGTGATCAAATAACTCAAGGTATCCAGAGCCAGTAACAAACTTGTCAGCCTGGGCAATGTTTTGAATTTGCTCATCAGTTAGCCCTGCATAATTTTCTCTGGCATGAATTTGGATTCCTGCTGCTTGACCAACGAAACGAAAGACTGCTTCCTCGGCTGTTTCTTCAAGGCCAATCCATCCCACTTTTATGCGTTGTTCGATGTCATGTAATGCCAACGCCCTTGCAAACGTTGTCTTACCAATACCTGACCCCGCAATTAATACGATGAGCTGATTGTCATACCAAGGTGTCTTGTCATTCCAAAATGCAAAAGCGCAATTTGTAGCCTTTCTCTCTGGTGGTTTATTGACTAAGCCTGCATAAGTAGATGCAGATTTAATCCCATCAGGTCGCAGCTCCTTGGCTGCTTTAATGGCTTCATTAACTGCATGACTTCCTAGTTCTTGCAGAGTGTCGTTGGCATCTTTCTTGGGAAAGACAACACGCCTAACTCTTCCGGCTTCAAAAAGACTTACGAGATCATTGGCTGCATTTTCTCCAGGCTCATCCATATCTGTGGCGATATAGATAGTTTTAAAAGCACTAAAGAAATCAATGTGTTTCTTGACGAAATTCCCTGCATTTTGAGCTCCATTTGGAACTGAAATTCCTACGACTGTGCCTCTGGTGGAGTGGTAGATACTTGGCGCATCCATTTCGCCTTCGCAAATTGCGATTGCATCGTGGTGGCTAGGATTTGCGAGATGTGAACCAAACCCTGCGACTTTCTTTGCATCTCCTCTCCAAGAAGTTTTTCCATCTCTGATTTTTTGTGCAATGTTTACGCCTTTTTTGTCCCTGTATTGAAAGGCCACTCCATCGGCATATTTGTAAACGCCGTATTGATCAAGGACTTTTTTAGGTATCCCTCTGTAGTGATCTGCATCCCAGGGGACGGTTAGATCAACGTCGATCATTGGCCGAACAGGTTTCGGTCTGGAAGTTTTTTCAACTTCTTCTCCTTCTTCTGTTTTCGTGTACTTTTGGCAGTTAAAGCAAAAGGTGTGATCTGTGTAGATCGCAAGAGCGTCGCTGCTGTTACAGGAATCGCAAGGAGCGTGACGAAGAAAACGGGATTCACCCATCACCCCCTCTTACTGGAATATCGGGAACCAAACCTCTTGTCTTACCAGCGTTAATTGCTAAATATTCAAGAGTGGTAAATGTTCTGTGGCACTTTTTACAAATGCGATAACGCCTAATTTCCCCATTGGAACTTTTAGGCTGGCTATCAACTTTTGATTCTTCATGCCCACAATGAGGACATCTAATCATCGTCAACCTCCCAAGTGATTTGGATAATGATGTGAGAGTCTTTAATTTTCACTTTTGTAAAAGATAAATTGAGGTGAGGGATGACTTTTACGCTGTCATCTGTCCACAGAATGTTTTTAGCTGCGTCCATAACTGAGCCAGATTTGTTATCAAGATCTCCCATTTCTGCACCACGAAAGAAAATATCTAATCGGTGTACTTTTGTGAGTGGTTCAAGTTTCCATTGTTCTTTCAAATGAACCTTGGCTTCTTTTAACCAACTCTTGTATTGAGGAGGATTGTATGGACGCTTTTGGCCCATAAATGATCTTGGTCTTGGCTTAGATATTGGACGTATAGGTAAATCAATCTGCTTAAACTTCAGCATCAAAAGGCTTTTTCAGCTTCTTCCTTTAATGAATAGCCGCCCTGGACGTTGCCAAAGAACTCATCATCAGAAGGGACAGAACCACCTGAATACTCCACGTAATCCATAACCATTATTTTTACAGGATCAAATGTCATTCCACATCCTGATTTGTTACCCCACTTTCTTATGGTGTAGCCAACGATGACCTTAGATCCATTGCCTATTTCTTTATTAACAGGCCACTTTTCACAAGTCGAATCAATAACATTAGGGCCAACAGTTTTTGTGCCGTTGTCATTAACCCAACAAACCTTTTTAAATCTAGTAATAGACTTAGTTGGATCTTCTTTGTCTGGAAAACAGTTAAACCAATAAGTATGTTTTTTGGCATCTTTTCCGTGTAATTCGTAGAACTTATCTTCCATAGATTCGTACCACTTTTTGAAAGCTCTATCGTTTTCATCGTGTAACAAATCCATTGTCCACTCGTCAGGCTTGCCGTCGTCGTATGCCTTTCTGGCTTCACCTAAACATTTAAACCATCGTGCTTCACCTAGCGGTGTTTTGTAGAGTTCCAAGGTTGATGCCCCCATCAATAGTGTGTTTGATAAACATACGGTGTTCCACGCCCCCGTGCAAGTCGCATGAAGTATATGTTTATATCAAGAAAATAAATAAGGATTTGATCCAATTAGTCTTGGGTCGAGACTGCCTTGTTTAGGTATGTCAGGCAGTGATAACCCCGTAGACATCTGTATTTCGTCCACAAAACCTATCAACCAATTGGGTGCATATAGTTCGTTAAATGTGTCGTGGAGTGTCTTATGAGTTACCCCAGCATTGGCCGCATGTACCGCAAAACAGTCGTGATTTGTAAGCACTTGTATATTTTGTTCCACGGCCTTGTAAACGAAGTTTACGCAAAAGGCAGAATCCCAAGAATGTGTCCAATTAGCGGCTATTCCTTTATTGGCTTGTGTCGCACATAAAGGTGCATCTTTTGGTTGATCTTTAATATTCATCGTTGAATGTTTTCCGAATAACATTGTCTGAATCCTTTTAATCTGTGGTTCTCTATCTGCAATCTTCATGGGCCATCCGCTTTGAGTTGTCCATTCCAGGGCGTAACCTTTCGCCATTACTTTTCTCGTTACTTTGTGAAGCCATTGTTTGAAATCAAGGCAAGGCTTAATTCTCATTTTTGTTTCAGCCCATAAATGACTCGCCAAATATTTTGCAGGGATAGCAACTTCGTAAGTGAAATTTTCTAGAGGGACATAGCCCAGGTGCTCGTCGAGCCTTTCAACTAAGGCATCACACAAGGACATATATGAACCGCCATAAGGAGCTGCAAGTATTGGCTGCTTACATAAAGACCTAGTAATTCCTTTCTGAAGCCATATTTCTGCTAACGCTTTGTTTTTTGTTTCACCGAATTGAAGGTCGTGGACCAATCTTTCTGTAACTTTCTCAGCGACAAGGGTGTAAAGATCCCTGCGTTCATCGCCAAATAAATTGCACTCCCTCCCAACCTTTTCTGACCTCAACAGGGCCGCAATTATCCCGCAGCCTGAGGTGGTCTGATCAAACCTTACGGGGCATCCTGTTTTACCTGTTTCAAGTACCCCTTTCACCCCCTTGCAAGCCTGTAAGAATTGCCAGGGATCGTTAGCATTTCGCCACAATTCAAGCCTTCCAAGTGGATCTTCTGCCGCTGCTTTCATCAAATCAATATTCTTTCTTCCCCAATTCAGGCGTTCATCCCATGATTTTCTTCCATGTCCATAATGTCCGGCAGCTCCTTTCAATAACCAATCAAAAGCCTCGTCATTAACTGGTAATTTCTCAGCAAAGTCCAGCATGGCCTTTTCATAGTCTGGGCCTTGGCTGGATACATATTTATTGGACGTATAAAGCCTGGACCTGAAGTCAGCGTGATAAGCCTGGTAAACAGTTCTATCTGCTAATGCTTCGGCCTCTTGTAACGAGCGTTCAATTTTGATTCTTTGAGGCCTGTTCTGCTCTCTGTCTCTATGGGCCATCGAAGCAAGACGATTCCTGATCTTTAAATCCTCTGGAGCTGGATCTTGCCCTAACCGTTCAGGAACATCTTTAGGAACCTTCGCGCAAGGCCACAATGCCTCTGTTCCGTTCTCCCATGTATTCCTCTGGCACTTGATTACATCCCCTTTAACGTGAAGTCCAACAGATTGGAGGTGATTTGTCGCTACAAATGTCTTTGTTAAGTCTGCTTGCCTGTAATGCTCTATTGCTGTGGTTTCTTTTTCTTCAGCGTCGTGAATTGGGACTCTAACGAAACTCTCTTCATTACCTAATCTTCCTCCTCCATATAGTCCAGGCCAAGGAACTGGAGGAGATACCATTGCCGAGTAAGCCACCTTATAAGTTGAGGGTGGGCAGCTCTTGATAACTTTCTCAGCGTGATCAGTAGGAAATACAAATTTGGGTGTAGTTCTACCAATCTTTCGAGTAACAACTTTGATCAAACCTGTATGGATCAGGTGATCTAAAAGGAACTGACCAATATGAAGCCTGCTTAAATCATTAAAAGGGAGAACGGGGCATCCCATTTTCCGCATTATTTCCATTGTGCTGATCTTGTTCCGGCTCAAGCCTTGCCTCATTAAGTGCCGCAGTTCCACGGGACTTTTATCAGCCAGCCTCATTAATCGGATTTCTTTTTCAACCGCAGCTCCTAGCCCCTGACAGAAAGTGGCAATTCTTTGTTTCCTACTTAATTGATCAAGGGTCGCGACCAGGGCGATGGTTGCAACGTGCTCTGGAGACTTAAAAGGATCAAAGAATGGAATCGCAGCTCCATGAAATCTTGCCTTGTTTGGATTCTCTACAAACTCAATAAAAGTTTTATTTAATCGGCTGCTTAATTCATCAACTAATAATCCATATAATTTCCTGCCATAAATTAATGCGCTCTCTTTTCCTATCTGTTTAAGTTTTCTTTCATTACTTTTATGTGTTTCTTCAGCTCTTTTTTCCGCACGAAATTGTCGTGTTAATTGCTCCTCTTCAAGGGTCCGAATATCTTGCAACTCAACAAATCGCGCTTGCAAATGCAAGTTATTCGTTACTGGGCCGCATTGCCAGGATTAATTGCTACACAGTGACTCGAATTATTTGCTCCACGGGGGCTAAGACGTTGTTTCGTCGAATTATGAGGTCGAAGGAGCCCTGTTATACCAATTGATTTCAGCATTTTTTTTTGCAAACTTGCAAACTATTGGTGCAAACTGTCTCCAGGGTCGAATCCATCGAACTAACTTTACAAAAATGTTGCAATGCGGGTCGCGAGGATCGAACTCGCCTGAGCCAAATTATGAGTTTGGTGCGTTCACCAGATCGCTAGACCCGCGTCGATAAGATTCTATATGCTGTCGCATGTTTTTCACTATCCATCCTGACGTACTTTTCGCACATTTGAGTTGAAGAGTGGCCCAACCAGTTTGCAATCTCTAGGGCTGTGCATCCGTCGTTGCCTAAACGTGATCCGCAGGTATGTCTTGTAATCTTCACTACTGAACTCTTTTCAATATCTAATTCTCGACATGCTTTTTCTATTTGGAATCTAAGAGCGTCGCATGTTAAAGGCCAGACTTGCTTTTGCCCTGGTCGCATATCAAGCATCTGTTGAAGTACCATTCTGTGAGCTTTTGGCGTTAAAGGTAAGGTTCTATTTCCATTTTTATTGTCATTATTTGCCTTAAAAAAACATACTGTTGGAGGCAAGACGTTTAAGTTGTAATTAGCTTTTATTGTTCTTTCCATTTCGATGGGCCTGCATCCCATTTCACATAGAAATTCAAAATGCCTAGCAACATCTTTTCTCGAAATCTTTATTAAATATTGCTCGACTGCCTCTCTTTCCCAGTCTTCCCAAACCTCAATTTTCTTTTTGTTGATTTTTAAATTTTTTGGCAATTCAGGTACGCTTTCGAGTCCTCCATGCACAATTGCCATTTCTCTCATTACTCGAAGTGCGCTTATCTTGTAATTGACTGTTGAATTTGAATTATCTTTTCTTTCTTGTAAATATTTCCTGTACTCAATTACTTTGCCTGCATTTATGGAATCAATAGGAGTATTAGGCCCAAAGAAATCTAATACACATTTTCCTCGGCCTTTAAGAGTTTTCCCGTCCTCACAATCTGACCAAACATATTTAACTGCGTCATTAAAACCTTGTTGAAGGACATACAACCCTTCTGCTCCAGCTCTAGGCATAGAGGAATCGAGCATTTGAATAGAAAGTTCCTTGGCTATCGCTTCTTTTTTCGTCCATTTCTTATTACTTAATTGCTTTCTTTTCCCGTCACTGTATTTAACATCTACCACCCAGCCAATTTTCCGGCGGGTGACGCTTGTATTTATAACGTGGGCCATTGGTCGTGGTTTTGTGGGTTAGATACCCTCAAGTGATCTGATCTTTGCTTTGCCTTTTTTAGAGAGCCTGACTCTGTATCTTCTTCCTTCCTCTGGGTCTATATAGATCTCACAGAGCCCTAAACAAGTCTCTCTATGGCGAACAGTTTCACTGAGGGTGTGGACAATTCTTGAGGCTGACGCATTTGTTACATCAAACCTTTCTTCTATATCTCGATACGTGCAACTCCCTTTTTCCGCAATGAATAAAAGAACCTGTGCGTGATGCACCGGAAAGTTACCTGGGGCAAGAGAGCCCAATGCTTCAAGAGCTGTAGCGAGTTTAGATAAATCCATTTTTCATTAGGAGGCGATCTCTTGCGACTCACGGTTCCCTCAATTCGTATCCTTTTAGGATCTTGAACGGGGTGCTGATAAATAGCAAGATGAATCTCTCCAGTGCGAATAGGGAGAATCAAGCTCAATATAAGGGTGATGTTAGATTTACCGTGGTTCATGCGACAAGTCTTAATGGATAGAGTAAAAACTTTACAAGGTGGCAAGACTCCCGCCTAGCATGTATATCTAGTCTGTATAGGAAAACCATCTTTAAGTAACATTTGTTACGCCCCCGTAGAACTAAATAAGCCAACTCCTGCCATCAATTCTTTCCCAGGCGTAGATAGAGATACCTTGAACCTTTTCTTTGAAGAGTCATAGTCTCTATTCAATAAATAAATGTTGGGCATAATAAATTCCCCTTTATGAACTCTTGGGGCCATACTTGCAATTGCTCTGGAGATAGGCCCATTAGATGTATTGGTTAAGGTTGCCAATTCCTCATAGGTTCTAGGCTTAACCGCTACATGTAAAAGCACTTCGACCTGGAGCGCCGAAGGGCATGTATGTCTTTTGCTGTTATGTCTCAATGTTTTTAGCAACAAAGAGAAAGCATTTAATTTTTCTTCAGGCATGTCCATATCAAATAAGATCCAAATCCAAAAACAACAAACGGCTCCAGTAGGAACATCACTAAATAAATAAAAGCGGGGAGTATGACTACACCCCCCATTAATAATAATGAGTGACCTACCAAAGCTTTAGGCAGATCCTTTTTTTGCACGTTTAACCTCCTTTGGTTTTTGGTCTTCCTCGTAAAACTCTCTGAATTTAAGATTCAAAAGCTTTTCAAGTTTTTTTTCTACTCGTTCGATAGAGAGCCGCGTCAGGTGCAGCTCTCTCTCAATCTCTGAGTCGTATTGTCTAGCCATTAGATAACATCCTCACTAAGTTCATAACCATCAGCCGCCGCTTGCCAGCTCTCAGGGTAGTGAGGCGGCTCCTGGTCCTGGTAATAATTCTCGGCGGTGTTCGCCATATCCTCAAAAGATTCATCCATAATTAACCTCTTATGTATAGATAGCCGCCGTATTGGTCAGCTCTAGAAAGACATAGCTCTCGTGACTTCTGATCTAGTAAATTAAATCTAATACCTTTAGCAGGGCTATTGGCTCCTGCTGGCTTGTATACATTGCCTGTAGTCATATCTACTAAGGCATGAATTGAACCAAGTTTCCCTTTGAATTGTTCAAGATCGCCACGGTAAACAGTACCAATTTTGAAATACTTTTTACCTGTAGTGAAACTAAATTCAGTTCTAATCCTTGGATCTTGATTCTCTGTTTTTTTGTTGAGAGCTGCGACCAGCTCCAACATATAATTTTTCACAAGTTCTTTAGTCATAAAGAATAAAAAGGGTCGTGGTAGATGCTGAGAGCATCAGAGAGCCCCGCAGGGCTCTGGGATACTGTCAATGCAATAAATCAGCTAGTCCTAAATCCTTCCAGGCTTGTTCCTGCTTCTCGTCAAGCATTGGGTCAATGTTTAACTTGTCATCATTATCTGAATACCATTTAGCAGTAGACCGCATCAGGTCGATAAACTCTTCCTTGTTCGGTGCGATTGAAACGGTTACATCTCCTTCGACAAAGCCAACCAATTTAAAATCAAATGGATTAGCCCAGTGGCCGAAGTAGGAGGCATCCTGCTTTGTATCAACTTGGGAATAGCCCTGGGAAGGTCTACACAAATCAAAATCAAAACGGTATCTATCTCCGCACTCAATAAAAAAAGTCTCCTTTTTAATTGTCATTGATTTGCTCCAAAATATCTGTCTGTTTTTCGCTCTGAACTTTTACTTTCCCTTCTTCCTGGATCAGGCACTCGTGCCAATCATTCCCTGAAGAAATAGCTTTTTGATCAGAACGGCCAATTAACAAATACTCCTGGCCTGGAATTGGGTGATTTTCTTTAGTCATTTAATACCTTTTTGGTCGTGGTAATGCTGGAGAGCCCAGCATGGAACCCCGAAGGGCTCCAGGATGAGCTCATAGTCCTTTGTTCAGGTCGCTTATCTTTCGCATGACTTGGGTGAAGTCTCTATCGGCTTTGGCTGGGTAACGGTCATAATTTCTTATTTTTGACTGCCCATCTTCAAAGAAGTCGAACCAGTCTGGCTGCTTCCCCTTCTCTGCTTTCCAAGCTGCGATAAAAAGACTTGCATCCATGTCTTCCTCTAGATAAACCTGTTCATCCTTTAAATAACTAAAGCGAGAAACGAAGTGCTCAATGCCTAAGTCTTTTAAAGACTGTTCAGGGACCTGAAGCCATCCATGACCATTGTCATGGTGGAAAGAGAATTGCTTCATTGAATTTTCAAGTTGCGGTCGTGGTAGTGCCGAAGCACTCCCTAACAATAGTCAGCACTCTTCGCCCCCGTAGAGTTAGCCCTTAAAACTTAACACTTTGTTGTATTCCCTGCCTCTCAGCCTCCCGCGGCGGGCTCTCACTTGTCCGTCTGCCTGGCGGGCTCCTCTGGAGCTGGTCCAGCCATTCGACCAGGGCGAGAAATACTCCGGCGAATTAATAATTCGACGAAGTCCAGCCCCCACCCTGCCCCCCATGCCCTAACTTGCAAAATATTTGCATTTGTAGGAATTTTTTTCTTTTTTTCAGGCCAATTAGGGGGGCCAAGGGGGGATTTTAGATTCTGAACGACGACGAAGCCTACTTAATCGCGAGACCCAAAATGGAAAAGCCGCGCTACCAATGGGAATAGCACGGCTGAGCTGTTATATATCGAGGTAAGTGTGTGAAGTATCTGTGCGTTTCGATGAAAGACCCTGCCGTCTGTTTATATGGGCATTTGGATTGAAAGTCAATGTTCCGTGTTAACGGAATGAAACAATCTTAGGGGTTGTGTTAGTTCTGCATGGATGTAAGGTACTGAAACGACCAAGCATTAAAGATTATGATGAAAAGAAAGGAGACTTATAAAATGAAGGAAATGAAAGAGAGGATTGGAGTAGGAAGAGACCCAAGTGGAGGAGAATTAGCGAGAGATTTTACGAGGGGCGAGAGAAAGGAGTATGGAAAATACATGAGAGGGTATAGAGCGAAGTATGGATTAGTTGATGGGTTAAGAACTGATCAAAATGGGTTTAATGAATATTTAAGAAAAAGGAGAGAGGAAGACCTGAAGAATAGGGGATACCAATAGAGGAAATTATGTATCAAAAAGAATGGCTAGAGGAAGATAGACAAAGGATGTTGGACATGGAGCGCTGGTATGTCCTTGATGGCAGGCACTTAAAGACACATAAGCTTCATGGTTTTTATACGGGTTTGGCAGAAAAGTCGAAAGAATTAGAAGGTAAGCTAAAATAAAGTAGCCCTGATGCTTGCTGCTTGGTCGTGGTCAGCGTGGGTTAGATGAAGCCTCCTAACTAATTGCGCTGTTAGGGGGTTTTGTTGTATCTAGCCATAGTTACGTCAGAATAGAAAAAGTTAAAAAAGGACTATGCCTTACCTCACCAACAATCAAAGAATGGAGTTAGGTCTTGAAGGTGCTTGCTGTGTCAAGCCTGAGACTTTAAAAAAGGCAGATACGTCTAATGTTTACGTGGACGAGGAGATGCAAGAACAGCTACTAGCTCCACCTGTTAGACCAAAAGCAACTCCAAAGCCAGCTCCAGAACCAGTTAAAGTTGAAAAAGCTGATTTAGAAACAGAAGAGTGAATAATTTATGGGAAGAGTTACCACCTCAGTTAAAAGATAGCTTTCCTAATTTCACTTGTTATTTGTTGCGAGAGTTGGGGTTAGCCGATGCCCCAACTAAGCAGCAGATTTCTGTTTGTGATTGGATGCAAAATGGACCAGATCGAAGTCTTACTGTTGCGTTTCGTGGACTAGGTAAGTCAATTCTTGCGTCTTTTTATGCTTTATGGAGATTAAGAGTAGATCCGAATGAAAAAATTCTGATTGTCTCTGCTACAGCAGTTAAATCAACTGACTTTTCGTCTTTCATGCTTCGCTGCATTGGAGAAATAGATATTCTTCAATGTCTTATGCCTGGGCCGGAAAATAGATTTTCAAATGTTGCCTTTGATGTAGGGCCAGCTCAAGTTGAACAGTCTCCGTCTGTTCGATCAATGGGTGTCATGGGTCAAACAACTGGACAAAGATGTACCTGTGCCATACTCGATGATGTTGAAACTTTAGCTAACGTAATTACACAGCTAAAACAAGACAGAGTTGCACACGCTGTTGAAGAAATACAAAGTATCATAAAGCCAGAGGAGGGCCAGGTTTTGCCCCGTAAAATTTTATATTTAGGAACGCCACATACAGAGACTTCGATATATTTAAGGCTTGTGAGAGAACGGAACTATTCTGCTCGTTACTGGCCTGCGCTCTATCCGAAGGAGTTCGACTGCTACGAGGGCAGCCTCGATCCGACGATTGAACATGAGGTCATCTCGAATACCAGCCTCGTGGAAGAGCCGACTGATCCAGAGAGATTTGGACATGAGGACATTCTCCAGAGAAAAGCATCCATGACGAAAGCGAGCTTTGAACTTCAGTTCATGCTCAACACTCGATTGTCTACTTTAGACAAGTATCCAATCAGGCTTGGGGATCTCATGGTCATGGATCTTGATGGGAAAGCTCTGCCCGAGACTTGTATATGGTCTAACCAACCTGATATGAGATTGCAAGAGCTTGTTTGTGTCGGACTTGGAGCTGATAGGTTCTACCATCGCCCAATATTCCAAAATGGATGGGTGTCAAAAACCGAATCTTGGCGGTGTGTCTTAGCAATTGATCCCGCTGGTAGAGGAGGCGTTAGGTCTGACGAATTAGCTTGGGCAGTTTTAGCAGAATTAAATGGAAATATGTTTTTGCTTGAGTCGGGTGGGTCTACTTTGGGCTATGCCGATGAAGTTTTGCGGTATTTAGCTGATATAGCCAAGAAATGGGATGTTAATTATGTGGTAGCTGAGTCGAATATGGGCGATGGAATGTTTAGTGCTCTACTAAAGCCGCACCTTGTAAGAACTCATCCCTGCACTATTGAAGAAGTTAGACATAACATTCAAAAAGAACGGAGATTATGTGACACTCTTGCTCCTTTGATTCAGCAGCATCGTCTTATTATTAATAGCCGAGTAATTAAAAATGATTATCGTCTTACTGACGAAGATCCTGAACATGGATATTCACGCAGCCTTTTTTATCAAGCCTCAAGGCTGACAGAGGAAAAAAATTGCATCCCGTATGATGATCGGCTCGATGCTCTCGCCATAGCTTGTGCATTTTTTGTTGAATCTGCGGCCCAGGACCAGCAAATACAACAACAAGCAAGGAAAGATCAGCTATTTGAAGATGAATTAGAAGCCTGGATGGATGAAACAACAGGTTCCATTGACTCAATAGCGTTTGGTTTTAAGAAGAAAACTACTTCTGGGCGTTCTTATGGAGGGATTCAACGTTTGACGATGGGATCTTAAGAGGAATTACCTTGTCATCCATGCTTGAGAAGTCAAGCTTGTTGGCAAGTTTTTTCAAAGTGCTACCTTCAGCCGCAACAGCAGTGACATTGTTTTGTTTTAGTAGAGCCATTGCGTCTGATCTTGCTTTGCGATCTCCATTTCTTAGATCATCGAGTACTTGACTTACCAATTCAGAATGAATCTCTGCTAATTGTTCTTGTAAATCCATAAACTTCTACGGGGAAGTGGAATAACTTCTCTACTATGGTATATATTCCCGATTATCGGTAGGCTGTAAAGGTCTACATCCTTGGAGAGTGTCTTATTTTCCGACCATTGATGAAAGATTGATTCTTGCTTTACAGGAACAGTTTCCTGATAAATGTCCTGATATAAATCTTTCCGAAAAAGAAGTTTGGTTTAAAGCAGGCCAAGCTTCTGTTGCTCGTTGGCTTAAAAGAAAGTCGGAAGAGCAAACCGAGGACGTTTTTCAATTAAGGGAGGTTGCCTGATGTGCTTTTTTGGTGGGGGAGGTGGTAGTCCAGCGGTTGTAACACAACCTGATTACACGGCTTTCAATCAGCAGTTTGATTTACAAAAGGCGGCAATTGAAAGTCAAATAACAAATCAAAATACAACTTTGCAAAATACTTTGCATGGTGCTTTAAGCGATAAACAAGATGCGTTATCTCAGTTAGCTATTGCCTCAACAGCTAGAGCTAATGCAACAAGTCAGGCTGCCATGCGTTTATCTCAAGTAGCTGGACCGCCACCAAGAGAGAAACATGCAGAACCTCCAAAAGTAGGCGCGGACGATAGAGGAGTGAAAACTAAAAAAGGAAAAAGTTCTTTAAGAATAGGTAAAACATCTAGTCAATACGCTCAAGGTTCTGGCCTTCAACTCACTTAAGTATTCATCATGTGCATGTTCAAAGCTCCCTCAATTCAAATGCCCACGGTTCAATATGTTGGACCATCTCAAGAAGAGATTGATGCTCAGAATCAAGCTCTTACAGATTTTCAAAATACGTTAACCGCAAATAACCAGACATTCCAAACCAACATTCAGAATCAAATTACTACTGCAAACGAAGCTACTGCTGACCTTATGGACAAAATCGCAACCATGAATACTCAAACTGCGGCAGCGAACTCGGCAGGAGGTCTAACCTCTGCTCCTTATGCAATCACGACTGAAGATAACGTCGATGAAACAGATTTAGCTCAAACAACAACAACTATTCAAGACAAGAAGAAGCCAACAGGTTCATTGAAAATTACCCAGAGTGGAATCCAGTCCTCTGCTGGAACTGGCGTTAACTACGGAGTTTAATTATGTGTGCTGGACCTGTTGACAACTTGATTGAAGATTTAACTGGGGTTACTGCCCAAAAAAACGCAGCTAAAAAAGCGGCTAAGGAAGCGGCTGAACAAGAGGCTGCTAACCAAGCTGCTGCCGAGGCTGAAGCTACACGGATAGAAGAGTTAGAGGCATCGAAACAAGCACTGATAGATGCGGCGGCGACAGAGCAAACCAATATTACAAACACTTTAGGAGGTGAATTAGCTGACATACAACAAACAAACGCTGATCTGACTAATCAGATTCTTACCCACCAAACCGCTGTAGCTGGTCCTACTGGTCCTAGTGCAAGTGAACTTGCCGCAAGAGGCGCGGCCCAAACTTCTCAAAGTGTTTTACAGAATGAGAAGAAGAAAAAGAAGAATAATTTAAAACTTCCGTATTCACCGTCTAAACGTCAAGAAGGGCAACGTGGACCGAAATCTACAAAAGCAGATTTACAAATAGAAGGTCAAACTCAGTCCACTGGAACAGGTACTAACCTCGCTATTTAATTATGAGAACTGCTGAACAACGTTTTAGGGATGGCGAAAATGACCGTAATTGGCATTTAGATCGTGCTCGACATTCTGCGAGATTAACCATTCCCTATCTCGTACCAGCATCAAATGATCCAAAGCTAAACAACAAAGATACATACCCTGTCCCTTGGAATGGAATAGGTGCTCGCGGAACACTTAATTTGGCGAGCCGTATGCTTCTTGCATTGCTACCGCCAACACAACAATTCTTCAGGTTCTCGTTAGATGATGCTCAGTTAGCGCAGCAAGGAGTCGGACCAGAAGAAAAAACTAAATATGAAGAGGCTTTAAGCAAAATCGAACGTATGGTTTTGCGTGAGATTGAAGCAAGTAATGATCGAGTTGTCTTGCATGAGGCGTTATTACACTTAATCGTTACAGGAAACGCGCTTTTATACATTGGAGTTGATGGATTAAAGCTATATCACTTAAATCGCTTTGTATGTTTTCGCGATCCAATGGGAGAACCCAGTGAGGTCGTTGTTTGCGAGGAAATTCCTTATGAGATGCTGCCAGAAAACGTAAAGAAGATACTTGAAGAAGAGAAAGAAGAAGAATTAAAAGGTTTTTACGACAATCAAGTTGAGATTAATGGAGATGAACAGGATACTTGTAAGGTTTACACCCATATCAAGTGGGAAGGGAACTCTGTTAGGTGGAATCAGCAAGTAAAAAATAAGATTGTTCCTGGATCAGAAGGCAAAGCACCAAAAGATAAGAGCCCTTGGCTTGCATTGCGTATGACAGCGGTTGCAGGACAGAGTTATGGAGTGGGATATATCGAACAGGCGGCAATTGCTGACCTTCAAACAGTAGAAGCTTTATGCCAGGCAATAGCAGAAGCAGCATTAGCGTCTTCAAAGTGCTTGTTTCTTGTGAAACCAAGCGGAGTCACGAAAGCGTCTGATCTTGCAAGGGCCGCAAATGGTTCGTTCGTGACAGGAGATCCTACTGATGTGCTTAGTCTGCAAATGCAGAAATCACAGGATCTTGCGGTAGCGATGCAAGGTAAAGAACAGATAGAACGTAGGCTGTCACAGGCTTTTATGTTGGCTGATCAGCGAAATGCGGAGCGCGTGACCGCGGAAGAAGTCAGAATGAGTCAACTTCAAACGGAACAAAGCCTCGGAAGCATATATTCAATTTTGACGACTACTTTCCAAGTGCCTTATGTCGCCAGGAAGTTAGATATTTTGACTAGAGAGAACAAAGTTCCTGAATTGCCAGATGATTTGGTTTCAGTAGTTATGACCGTTGGTCTTGCTGCTGTTGGAAGAGGAAATGATTTAGAACAATTGGTCAGATTTACAACAACTTTGGGTCAGACAATTGGCCCAGAGGGATTGGCTCAGTATTTAAAACCTACTGAGTTAATCACTCGTCTTGCCTATTCGATGGGTATAGACACTCTTGGGCTAATTAAGACTGAACAGGAGTTGCAGCAAGAGCAACAGGCTCAACAAGAGCAAGCTCAACAAGCCGCGTTACTCCAATCAGCAATGGGTGATCCTAAGAAATTAGCTGATGCTGCCCAGACTGCCCAAGACATTTCCAATAATCAACCTCAAGAACAACCATGACCGAAACGCCACAATTATCTACTCCTGAAGGACAGGAGGGCTTGGCTAGTCCTGCTCAACAAGAGCTGGTCCAGGAGCTACAACAACAAGATCAGATTTCTGAAGAAACGCAGCAAGTTTTACAAAAATTCAATAGCACTGAGGACTTAGCAAAGTCTTACGCAGAGCTGCAAAGAAAATTCACTCAGAACCAGCAGCAAAAACCTGAGACTCAAGCCGAAACTCAAACCGAAACTCAAACCGAAACGCCACAACAAGGCGAATCTTATTCGCGAGATCAGGCTGTTTCTATTTATGGAGAAGCAGGAGTTGAGGCTTTGGCTTCAAAAGGTTTAAAGATGGAAGAGATCATGCACTCTGCCGATAATGGTGGAGATATAAGCGAGCATTACGATACTCTTGCTGAGACATTCAATGTTCCTAGATCACTTGTAGAAGGTTTTGTTAATACCTATGGCAAATCAGGCCAAGCCGCTAATACGTCAGGCCAATTAACAGCGGCAGATGAGGAGAAAATTATTGGTGAGGTAGGAGGTCCAGAAGCTTATAAACAAATGGGTGAATGGGCTAATAAGAATATGCCAGAGGAAATGGTTGCTGAGTTCAATAAAACGATGGAAGGAGGGAATATTGAGTCGATACGTTGGGCTATTAGATCTATGCAGTTAGATATGGCAAATCCTAAGTCAGTTGTAGAGCCAAAGCTTATCGGGGGTGGAGAAGTGCCAAGCGAAACAGTATTTAGAAGCCAACAACAAGTACTTGATGCAATGAACAAAAGGAACAATAGAGGACAAAAGTTATACGAAGTTGACGAAGCTTATCAGCAAAGTGTTAAAGAAATATTGTTCAGAAGCCCTGATTTCAGCTAGTATTTAGCCAGAACGCAAACCGAGCGCTGTGGGCCCGTGAATAGCGGATAACCCATGAGAGAAGGAAGAGGCGGTCTAAAAAAGTATTTTTTCTACAAAATTTAGCTAATTATGGCTGTCACACTCAGCCGTATTGGTCAGATTAAAGGCGCAGCCGCTACTTGGGGCGCTGGTGCTTCTGGCTTAGATACGGATAGAGCCATGATGCTCAAGCTCGGTTCTGCCGAGATTCTTGACGCGTTCATGACTGCAACGGTTTTCAAAGGGAAAACCCGCGAAAGAAACATAAGAGGAGGCAAGAGCGTCGCCTTCCCAATCACAGGGAAGATGCAAGCGGCCTACCACCAGCCGGGCACCGAACTGACAGGCACGATCAATGATCCTTCGGATATCAACGAGCGTGTAATCAGTCTTGACGCGTTAATGGTTGCCGATGCGGCGATCTATAACGTGGACGAATTAATGTCTTACTTCGACGTTCGTCAGATCTACACAAAAGAGTTAGGTCGTGCTTTAGCGGTTGAATATGACAAGCGTGTTGCAAGATTAATCTTCGCGGCAGCAAGCAACGCTACTGAGCCTTTAAACAAAACTCTTAACGCTGGTAGAACAGGTCAAGGAATCACCCTTGGTACTGACTACACAGGTGGTTCTGCTACCCGTCAGGCAAAAGGTGATGCTCTAGTTAACGCGATCTTTGATGCTCGTGTTGGCTTTGAAGAGAAGGATGTAAGTATCGACGACATGTACGCGGTATTTACTCCAGAGGATTACTACCTCATCACACAATCAAGTCGTGCTATCAACGCTGACTTTGGTGGATCTGGAACCATCGCAGATGGCCGCACATTACAAGTTGCGGGTATTCCGATATTCAGTTCAAACCACGTCACTCAAGCGAACTACACCCTTGTAGCTGGTGATCACAACTCTGATTACGCTCAGAACTTAACTAAGTGTAAGGGGCTCATCTTCAATAAAGAGGCCGTCGGTGTGGTTTCTCTACTCTCACCTTCATTACAGATGACAGGCGAGGAATGGAGAGTTGTTCACCAGGCAGATTTACTCGTAGCGAGACAAGCTCTCGGAATGGGAGTTCTTAGAGCTGAGTCAGCTTGTAAAGTCGTAATCCCTTAAGTAGATTAAACTTGGGAAGATTGCAAAGCAGGGCCAGCGAAAGCTGGCTCTTTTTTTTGCTACCTAATACAATGAACGCAACGCCCTTGTAATAGTCTTATGGGTTTACAAAACCAGTCAGCCGTACCAGGGAGATCAACTCTTTTAGATGCGGTAAATATTCTTTTAGAAAACATTGGTGAGCAACCAATAAACACCTTGGAAGACGAGCAAATTACGGATGCTCGTATTGCTGAGAGAACGCTTCTCGAAATGCACAAGGAAGGCCAGATCAAAGGATGGAGCTGGAACACGGAGAATGATTATCCGTTCACTAAAAACTCTTCAACTGGAGAGGTGACGATTCCAACCAACGTTTTAAGGTGGCAGTTAGATGAATATATATATGCCAATCGTTACGTTTTAAGAGGACAAAAGTTATATGACATGGATAGAAGGACCACGGTTTTTGAGGAACATATCAATGAAGTTTTAGCCAATGTGGTTTGGGGTTTCTCTTGGGATGATTCACCAGAGGCGTTCAACAGATGGATAACAATTAGAGCTGCAAGAGTTTTCTCGGCAAGGGTTTTAGGTTCAACCGATTCATTTAGATATACAGCAGAGGATGAAAGAGCTGCTCAAGTTGTTCTTGAAAGAATGGAGCTTCAACAACAACAACCAAACTTGTTAACAGGAGATAGAAACTACTTACCTTTCCCAACTTATGCCCCTGCCAAAGGATTAGCTACTCGTAGAACAAGTCTTGGTATTCGACTCTAATGGCATTACGTTCTTATTCGATTCCTAATCTTTCTCAGGGAATCTCACAACAACCCGACGCTCAAAGAGATCCATCACAAGGAGAGATACAAATCAATGGAATGTCATCAATTGTCGAGGGTTTACGAAAAAGAGACTCCTCGCAAGTCTTGGCTGAAGTTGCTACCTCCAGTTTTGGAGACAGTTTCATCCATAGTATTCTTAGGGATAATACTGAAGAATATCTTGCAGTTGTAAGCAATAACGACGTTAAAGTTTTTGACCTTGAGGGAAACCAAAAGATTGTAAATAAACCGAGTGGAGTTGGATATTTAAGCACTGTTAGTAATGCTCGTTCGGATATTCGTTGTGTAACAATTGCTGATTACACATTCATTACGAATGTAAAAAGGATCCCTGCGATGAAAACCGCTACGGCTCCCGCAACTGCGCGGCCTAGCGCACATGAAGCATTGGTATGGGTTAAGGGAGCGAGCTATGGAAACGAATATAAATTGACTGTTAATGGAAGCAGCGCAACAGTTCAAACTGCTGTTGCTGCTGTAGTTTCATCTGGTGGAAGTGTTACTGAAAATAGAATTAGTTCTAAAGAGATTGCTGAGAATTTAAAAAACAACATTAGTCCAAGTGGAGTAACCATTACTCAAAGTGGTTCGGTCCTTCATTTAACGTCTGCAAACGCAATCACACTTGAGGCCACAGATGCCAGAGCCAACCAAGACATAACTGTTTTCCTGAACGAGGTCCAGGCGTTTACAGAATTACCAACTATTGCTCCTGTCGGTTATCAAATATCAATTATTGGTGATCCAGGGAATAACTATGACGGTTATTACGTCGAGTTCAAACCTAAGAGTGGAACGTTTGGAGAAGGTGCATGGACTGAAACTGTTAGCCCTGGCGTTGAATACGAGGTCGATGAGGACACAATGCCTCATATTTTGGTGAGGTTATCAAATGGTCAGTTTTACTTTGGGCCTGCTGACAAAAGCACTCAGTCAGGAAGTGAGATGCCTAAGTGGGGTGATCGGATAGCTGGTGATTATTTAACTTCTCCAGATCCGAGCTTTATTGGATTTCCTATTAATGACATTTTTATTTACAAGAACAGGCTCGGATTCTTATCAGATGAAAATGTAATTCTGAGTAGAGTTCGATCTTTCTTTGAATTTTTTCCTGAAACAACGACAACCATATTAGATACAGATCCGATTGATGTTGTAGCAAGTAACAACAGGGTATCTATTTTAAAATATGCTGTTCCATACCAGGACGAATTAATATTATTTAGTTCGCAATATCAATTTAGATTTAACGCTGCTGAAACTATTTTAACTCCAGCAACAGCACAGATTACGGTTTTAACTCAGTTTGAAGTAGATACAGATGTCAGACCCCAACTGGCAGGCGGGGGTATTATCTTTGCACAATCAAACGGCGATTTTTCTCAGTTTAGAGAATTTAGTGTTCGTGGAGCTGGAACGGCTTTAACTGCTGACGCACAGGATTTAACTGGTTATGTATCGGCATACGTTCCAAGTGACATGTTCAAGATGACGGTTAATGATACGTCGAACGTGATGTTTGGAATAAGTGGAAAAACAGGCCATAAAAATAGAATCTATGTTTATAAATACTTTTTTAGAAATTCAGGCCAAGGTACTGAAAGAGCACAGTCAAGTTGGAGCTATTGGGATTTTGCAGGAGTTGACGAAGTGCTCCAGGTGCTTGCCATAAGAGAAACTCTTTATTGCTTGATGAGATATGGAACAAAGGTTTACTTGGAAACTATCTCTGTCATGGATAGATCTCAAGAGCCTTTAGCTGGTTCTCCATATCCTCTTCTATTGGATAGGCGTGTCTCAACTACCACTGAAACCCCGACAGCAATGAGAGTTTCAGCGGGTACTTATGACGCAAATACAAAGAAAACGACATGGACATTGCCATACACAATTGCCTCGGAGACGCAGGCATGGAGTGGTTACAGCACGTCACACAATGGAGGTGTATATCTCGGTAAAGCAACAAGTGGAAATCAGATTGTTGCTAATGGTGATTGGTCTGCTGTTCCCATTTATTTTGGAGAAGTTTATAACTTTAGATATCGTTTTACACGTTTTAAACTTTATAAAGAAATAGGAGGAGGTAAGGCGGCAGCGAACGTTGAGAGAACTCAAGTTCGTCACGCCAAGCTTCGGTATCACGAATCTCATTATTTTGAGGTTCATGTTTTACCTGAAGGAAGAGATACAGGTATTTATAAATTTGATGGAACAATTCTTGGATCTAGAGATTCAACTTTAGGAAGTGCATTACCTAATGGATGGACGATAGATGATGAAAGAATTTTTGAAGGAGTATTCAATATTCCGATTATGAGTAGAGGTGAAAGGTGCATGGTTGAGATACAAAATGACTCTCCACATCCATGTAAGTTCTCTACTTGTGAATGGGTTGCGTTGATAACAGGAAAGGCAAGTGCTTTAAGATGAAGTGGATTAAAGCCGACGCTAATGTTATTTACGAGGTCGGAGATAACATAAGGCAAGAAGATGAAATTGAAGTGAAACTTAGTCACGGATTATCTGGTTTGGAAGCATGTAAAAAATGTTTTTTAAGCTCTAATGTTATTCAAGGAATTGAAGGAGATGATGGTGATCCCGTTGGTATTACAGGGGTAGTGGGTTCTTATATCTGGTTGCTAGGTACAGACAAGCTTACAGCGACCAAACATCACAGGTGGCAACTATCACTTTATGGTCGAGAATGGGTAGAGTATTGTCTTGAAAAAGCAGGTGGAATGGTGGAAAATTATGTTTATTCAAAGAACAGACAATCAATCCGTTGGTTAAAACATTTGAACTTCACTATTGAAGAACCAAAACCTTACGGGGTTGAAGATCAATTGTTCTGTCATTTCTGGAGGAAGGCTTAATGGATCCTTTAGTCGGTTTTGGGCTTTCGATGGGCGCTGGCTTTCTCCAGGGCCAATTACAACATGCAGCTCAAAAGCAAAAGTATATAAATGATGTCGCCTACAAAGAGGCGATGGATGAATATTCAGGTTGGGCAGCAGGGATGCAAGCCAAGCAAACGAATGTCAATCAGAATTATTCCTATTGGGTAGAGAAATTAAATCATGGTCAGCAAGTAACACATGCTTATAACTTAAGAGCTGTTGAATTATCTAAGTCAATTGCACAGGCTGATCTTGTAGCTGAAACGAGAGCAGCGGCAGGAGCTAATTATATAAATAAAGCATCAGCAATACAGGCAAGACATGAGCAAGAGGCCATGTCTGAAGCTATGGCTATGTTTCACACCAAGGTTCAGGGTTTAAGGAATAGAGCATCTGTTGGAGCACTCGGAGCGAATGGAATTGGAATGGTTGATGCTTTGCAAATGGATGTGCAAAGACAAGTAGGTAACAAAGCAACTATCTCTCAGATCAACCAAAAATTTAGAGATGGTCAGTACACCAGAGATCAGGCTGGAGCAATTGCCGGATATTTAAAAGAATTTAATTCTCAACAATTTTATGAGGCTCAAGAAATTATGGATCCATTGCCACCGTTCCCACCAATTCCTGCATTGGTTGGAGCTGTGCCTCCGTCAATGGTTGGAAGTGCGCCAAGCTCTTCTGCTGCGTTCTTAAGTTCTGTCGCTGGTGGTTTCTCCGCTGGCTTGAACACTTATATCGGTCTTAAGCAGATCTAATGGCTAAACAACAACGAATTGATCCTGGTAAAATCACTCCTTCTGCAAAACCTGTAGATACTTTTACCCGACCTAATGTTAAAGACGTTGCTCCCGCTGGTCTTTTAAGAGAATTTAGTCAGCCAAAAGGAATCAATATTATTCAGCGCGGCAATGTTCAAAACGTTCAGGGTTACAACAGTTTTGATCAGTTAGCTGAAGCAGTTGGAAAGTTGATTCCTGCTATGGATGCAGGCATGAAAATGTATGCCAGCAATGAATATGAAAAAGGTAAAAATCAACTTCAAAGAGCTTTTGACAATATCAATAGAGAACAGGTATTTAAAGGAATTGAATATGCAACCACCAATAGGGAAGTAGAGAAACAGGATGCAATAGCTGGCATCCAAATGGATGAGCTCAACTATTACAGAAGAGCTGGAGTTTTAAATCAAGCAAGCACGATAACAGCTCAGTTTGTGAAGCCTATGTTTAATCACGCATGGGCAACTGAGGGATCAAAATTAGCTTCTTTAGATCATGGTCATCAAGACGTTCTTAAAACGAAGGCAAGAGTAACAACGGCCTTGATGAATATTTTTGGTATTGATGAAAGTGCTCCAGGTTTTACAACAAAAGTTGTACCAGAAATTAATAAGGAATTTGCAAATTTCCAAGAGAAACATTTTCAAGCAAATTTAAAATTAAAGAAATACACAAAAGAATATCAAACTGCTTATGGACTTGAGCAGATCATGTTGAATAATAAAGTAGGGCCAAATTATGAAGATTTAGATTTACTAAAAGAAAAGGTTCACGGGTTTATAGAGCAAGCATTATTAGAGGCTGGTCTTGGCGCAGATGGATTGCCAATGATCAAAAGATCAATACTTACGACTGCAAAAAATCTACAACTAAGAAGCAAAGATGATCCAAGAGCTATTAGAGCATTAAGTCTTTTTTCTTTAATGCCTGCTGGTCATGGCTTAAAGCCAGGAGGAGATGGAACCGAGGATATGAGATATTTAATAGGTGATATATTTGGCGCAGAATTAGAGGTTGATAGAAGTAAAGTTGAGGAGTCTTATCATAAATTAAGAACAGAAGAACAAAAAACTGGGTATGCAATTTTTGAAGAAAATTTTGGTGATGATTTGTGGACCGCTATTGTTGAAGGGGATACGGATAAAATTAATAAAATTACAGATGATATATATAAAAATGATAAATTAGCACCTAATTTTGATAGAAAACAAAGGGCTGATTTTATTAAAGAAATAAATGAATCAGCGCTAAATGAAAGGGAGCGAGTTGTTAAGCTTGAGAATGATCCAGAATGGAATGAATGGTATAACAAATGGTCTTTAACTTCTGGTAATGCTTGGAATCCAGAGCAAGCAAATAAAGAATTTAATTCATTTTATGAAAGGATTCCATCTACTAAATATAAGATAGAACTTAACAAACAGAAAATAGCTCTGTTTAAATCTCAAATAGAAGATAAGAATAAAGCGTATAACAATGCAGAGATGAATAAAAGAATTAAAGATGAGATTAAAGTAATTACTGAAAGATTCTATCCTGATATTATGAAGAGGGTATTATCTGAAGGTGGAGATCAAGATGTACTTGATTTTATGGTTAATAATGATTTAGATGAAGCGGAAGGAATTAGAAATATAACAAATAAAATAACAAGTGGAGTGCTCAATGAGGTTGATGAAAGACTACAAAAAATAGGCCCAGGTGGTTCAATTTCAGATCAAGAAGTAGCTAATATTGTTAGAGAAGTTACTGATGATATTACTGGTAATGAACAGATAATGAAACGAATTTTGCCTGGTAGTTTTGATTTAACCCCTCCAAAAGAAGGACAAAATGTAATCGTAGAAGGTAAATATGGTTATAAAATGTCTCCTAAAGACGAAGATTTAAGCAGTTTAGAGACACAACCTATATATAGCATTGATGCTATTAGGCGTATTTACGAGAACCAAGCTGATAAGCCTGGTAATTACGATTATCATTTCAGAGATGCAGCGACAAGATATAACAATATTAGTCCAGAACAGCTCTTATTAATTCACTTAAATCACTACAAAGATAATCCCAAAGTTAAAGATTGGTTCCCCGATGAAGATGAATTAAGAAACTTAGAAATCTTAGGAAATCAAGCGCAAGGAATGATTGAAGGAATACTTACGGCTGCACCAGGACCAACGGCTCTGGCACAAACGAGTCGCTTGTTTGAAAATGTTCTTTTGGGGGTTTAACCAATGACAACAACACCTTTCGGAGATGCCCCTCAACTCGGCAACGAAGTCCTGGAAGATGAGGAAGAATTAAAAGATCCAGGCGTAATTAAGCCATTAGTCGAGGAACCAAAGAAAGAGCAAACTTTAAGAGATGTATTGCCCAAATCCATGACCGATGCTTCGGTTATGAAAAAAGCAAACGTCGCACGAAAGTTTTGGCATACGATTACTCAGGGCGACTATCATCCTTCGCAAATTAATAATTTAAAAATAGGAGACAAGCCTTATTTAGATCACACAAAGGCAGAGCTTAGAGAGCTATCTGCTAGAGATTTTGCAAAGATGTACGTTGATAGAAGTAAAGACGATGCAATAACTGAGTGGAATATTTTAAATGAAAACATAAAAGAAAAGAACTGGGGTCAGTTAGTAACTAGACCTATTTATCTCGGAACAAGGGCAATTGCTCCTAATAGAGATTGGGGGAATACTGCTTATTTAGGCATACCAACTGCAATAACTGGAACAGCTTCTTTCTTAGCTGCTGAAACATTTCCAAGATTTAGAGAGCCTATTGAAGATCTCGAACAACGTATAAACGATGCTTTTTATGCAGGAGCAGGAGAGCAGACGACAAAACTCCAAGGTGAAATGACCAAGGAGGAAAGACAAGGAGATGCGGCTAGGACTGAATTTGTTGCAGCGATAGCGTCTGCTCCAGCGTGGTTTAAAGCTTTAGGTTATTTAGGTAAATTTAAGTACACGAAAGGTCTTGCTTCTTTATTTGATCCAAGAACAGCAAAAACAGGATGGGGATTAGTGAGGAAAGGTGTTGCTTTTTCTCTTATTGAAGAAATGACGACAGGATTGGCTACTGATCCAAGGATTACTGGTAGTGCTGTTAGTTTCTTAAGCGAAAAATGGGATCCTGCAATGCAGCAAGGGATCACCAGAAAGCAAGCTTATTTCAGAAAAGTTCCGATTGATGGCGCTTTAGCTGTATTTATTGGCGGTGCTGGTGATCTGGCTGACGGTTTTAAGCTAGACCAGAACATAAAAATCAAAGAATTGCTTGAATCAATAGCAACTAAAAAAAAGGAAGCGCAGCTAAACGTAACTCAAGCTTATAGAAAAGGTAAAGTACAAAAGTCTTATACAAGAAAGGCTACAGATACAAGAGATTTCTTAGAAAAAGAAGGTGTAATCAAAAAAGATGCTGATGGTAAATACTCGAATGGAGATGCCGTAAGGCCTGAGACTGCGGAGGAAGCAGAAGCATCTTTAACTAATAAATATATTCCAGCAGACAATAGCAAGCCAGAAGTAACCACTATCGTTGAGACGATTAGAGACAATACAGACCTTGCAGGCAAATTAGAGATACAGAAAAGAACTGCTGCTGGAGAAAATACAACAGAAGTTGTTGCCGATGTAACTGGAAGAGAACAGACCGCCGCAGCTCCAGACGCAAAGTTTTCCTTAAGTACAGCTCCAACTTCTTCTTTGTCTGGGTCTAAATATTATGAAGATCTTGAATCAATAGACTTGCCAACTCTTAGGGCTATGGCAAGTTCTGATGAAGCATTTGTTTTGGATGTCTTATCTCTTACTGGTAAGGAGCCTTCTGAATTAAAGCGTTTAGATCTAATTGAAGCTTTTAAAAAATTAGAAGAGATAAAAGGTGTTTCAGTTTTGCCTAATCGTTTAGCAGGCCAGCAAGTAGCTTCTCTTGCTGAATTATTTACGGATCCACTTCGCTTTCAGTACAAGCAGGGAGTAGATGAGGTTGGTGTTCAAAAAGGTGCTTCTTTAGCTGGTGTTCAAAAATGGAATACTGATTTAGAAGATGCTGTTGATGTATGGCGAGATCCCGCTGATGGTAAAACTTATATTGTTAATGGTCATAATCGAAGGCAATTAGCGGAGCAACTAGGGATACCAAGTTTAAGAGTTAATTACATAGTTGCTAAAACAGCAGAGGAAGCAAAGATCAAAGGTGCTTTAGCCAATATTGCTTCTGGGTCTGGTACTGGTGTTGATGCAGCAAAATTCTTTAAATCAAAAGGATTTAATTCCATAGAAGATTTAACAAATTTAGGTCTTCCTTTGGCTTCAGGAAAAGCAGCAGAAGGATTAGCTCTTTCAAAATTACCCGATAATATTTTCCAAGATTTCATTGATGGCAAGTTAACAAGATCTAAGGCTATGGCTTTAGGTGCTAGTGAGATGGATGAAGCAGGGATGCAACAGGCATACAAGATGTTGCAGTCCAGAGATATGTCTGATGGAACTTTTGCTCAAGTAATTGAACAAGCAAAGTTATCACCAACAATTGAAGGAGATCAGGTTGATTTGTTTGGCAATACAGAAACTTTAAATTTGATGGTTGAGAAAGCGAAGCTTGCAGATCGTATTGAAAAGGATTTAAAGAGTGACAAAGTTTTATGGAAAAAAGTTCAAGCTAATAAGAAAAAACTAGAGGAAGGCGGCACAAAAGTTGGGAAAGGAACTACTCAAATTGTTTCTGACACAGGGTTAGCCGTTGATCAATTTAAAGCGCAGAAGTATACACAAACACGTTTAAGTCAATTACTAAATGAAGGAGCGATTGAGCTACAACAAGGAGGCAAGATTGGTCCTATTAAAAGCAGAATCCAACAGCAATTTGTTGAGAGTTTAGGTGATGCAGAACTTCAGAAAGCGATAGATCTTCCACCAGCTCCAAAGCCACCAGATCCAACTGGAGATGAGTTAGTAAAAGATATAGCTGTAAATGCTTTAGAGAAAGGAGAAGCAAGAGCCCCTTCGACGACCATCCCGCCATCGCCTGAAGTTGAAGATATTGATTTAAATAAAGCCTTTACAAATTTATCAACAGTAGACAATGACGAATATCGAAAATTACTAGAAACTGAACAACGTTTAAGAGAAGAGCACGGGCGTGTAGATGAATCTATGGAGGCTGATAAATTAACAAAAGAAAGAACTGATACTGGTTACTACGAAAAAACCTATGAAGAAAAGAAAAAAGCAGGTGTTTTAGATGCGTTCAGAGAAGATATAAAACTAACTGAAGAATTTGCAGAAATTGAAAGAAATACAAGAAGTATGTTTGGAATTGAGTCAACCAAAGTTAGTGACGAAAAACTAATTGAAATTGGCAAGATGGACGATAAGACTCTTGCTGGTCAGATTGATAAATTTACGAAGAAGAAATTAACAGAAAAGAAGATACAAAATAGATTGAAAAAAATAACTGATTTTGAGTCTAAGCAGGAAAGATTTTATGAAATTAATAAAGATATGGATAAGCAATTAAGGGCAGGGAAAGATGGAAATAGGATGCCTACTACGGAAGAACAAGCAGCATTAGATGTCGAATATAATGAGGCTGATAAAATATTAGATGAGAGAGAAAAACTAAGATTAGATAAAGCAGAACAAGAGCTAAAAGATCATAATGTTTATCAAGCTCTACAACGTGAAAAATGGAAAAGAGAGATTGTTAATTTTGAAGTAGAGAATAAAAAGATATTTGAAGGTGCAACTGGAAAAGCATTTAATCGTTTAGTTGCTGCGATGGATAGAACTCTTGGGCATGAGTGGAAAGGTGGTTTTGATACTGCTGGTGATCTTTTAAATGTTTTAGATGTAGCAAGAAGATCTTCAGAAGTTGCTGTAATTAAAGCCTTAGAAGATTTTGAAAAAGTAACTACTTCTAAGAGTGGTAGAAGATTAAATGTTGACGAACAATTCCCATTTATAAAACCGTTTTTAAGTAAAGATCCTGAGTACAGGGCAAAAATAAGGAAGCAAAAATTAGAAAAGAAAAAACTACAATCGTCTGTTACTGGTATTGATTACACAAATGGTAATTACGACGAAATGTATTACAGAAGATATTTAAAGAACCTTCAAGATAGAAAAGCAATTATGGCAGCAGATTCTTTAGCAGAATATGGAGCTCGCATCTCAGATGAATTAAATGGACGAATATTCCAATCAAAAGTATTAACGAATGAATTATTAACAGCGATGAAAGATGCTCTGCATATTTCTGGAATACCTCTTAATAACTTAAAAGTTTTTGATGATATAAATCTTTTAGATAAGTTTGGACCTGAGGAGTTAGCGAGAACTACTGCTGAGTGGGATACAGGAAGAGCAACATTTATTTCTCAAAATCCTGATGATCCATTAGCGAAGATGGCAGCGGGTGAAACCGGAGGACTTTATGTCCCGATTGATTATTCGGAGAAAGTTCAGCAGTCGATTTATCTCGCTTTATACCCCGCCTTAAACCAAAGACTTGGAGGCTTGCTATCACACGCGCCACAGGGAGGAAGACCTTTCTCATGGACTTTGTATCACGAAGCTTTTCATGGTGTTCAAGATCTTATCAAACGAATGAATCTTGATGCACAGTCGTTAGATAGTGTAGAAGGCATAACTGAGATGGTAGGTATTATTAAAAAACACGGGGGCAATTATCAGCCTGGGATGTCGAATAGTGAGATACAGGCTGAAGCTTTCGGTATATGGGCAACGAATAGAAAAATAAAACTTACAAAAGGAGGAGTTGTAAAAACAACCTTTGAGCGCATAAAGAAATTTATACAAAGCTTACGAATTAAATATGACCTTATGAGAAAGAAAAGCCTGGGTTATACAGATATTTTTGAAATAGCAGCAAAGGGCAATATTGCAAAGGCAGCGGCTATTGAAGGATTATCTGATCACCAACTTTTCTTTATGACTTCAAAACTTAATGCTTGGAGCCATCAACATGCACCTCAACTAACTATGAGAGTCTTTGAGTATCTTGAAACTAAGAAAGCCGATTATGACAACTTGATTTTCGGTGCGAATAACCAATTTACTAAGGAGGGTTGCTAATGACTAGCTGTGGAGATCTATTTCAAAAAAGACAACGCCTTCTTAAAGAAAGAGCAGATGTCGAAGCCGACTTAAAAAGAGTTAAAACACTTCAAGCATCTCAAGTTCCTGACGATCCTTGGACAGATGAAATAGGAGGTAAGTTTGGCGACGAAATTGAGAAGCTAGAACAAACCCAAGAAATAGACGACTTAATAAGAAACACCCTTGATAAGTCAAAACCAAACCCTGAAGTAAATATTCCTGGAGGACAGCCTACAAATATTGCTCAAATGATCAGGTATTACCCTGAGGAGTTTGTAAAAGATCAAGCTTTAATGTCCAAGGCATTAATGAATAGGGGTAAGGAGTTAAGTCCAGAGCAATGGGAATTTATTAAAGACAATCCTGGCTTAGCAGCTCAACATGTTTCCGAATTGATTACAGGAAAGATGAACGCTGAAGAAGTTTTAGGAATGATGAATAGAGATGCGGTTGGTTTTAATTCTGTTGTAGAAAAAACAATGAGAATTAGAGCTATATATCAAGTTAGTCATAAAGCATTATTAGATGTATTCGATGACCTTCAAAATTTCACAACTAATAACACTAAGGCGACACAATTCCCTTCTGATTTACTAAGGAAAACTGTTGCAACTTACAAGATTGCTTTGATGTCTGAAAGGCAATATGACTTTGTAAGAAATAGCTGGTCAAAGCAGGGTAAAGCTATGCAGGGAGCTGGCTTTAACGATCTTGAAGTTGATTTCGTTAGCGGCAAATTAGAGGAGAATATAGACAACTCAATGGATATATCTACGGTTCAAGAAGCCAGAGATATGAAGCCAGAAGATTTCAGTGAAGATTCTCCTATTGGAAGGATTTTAGCAGCGGCAGATACTTTCAGAACTAATAGAGATGCAGGCTTAAAGCAGTTGGAGCTGGAGATTAATACGGCAAGAATTAGAGGGTTTGATCCAGCTAAAATATACGACCCTAAAAATTACGTCGATAGGATGCACAGGCTAACAAATGTATTAGCCAAGGATTCACAGCTTTGGAATTTAAGAACTCAGGGCTTAAACGCTGGATCTAATTTCATTATGGGCTTGTTTGGTCCGGCAAGGAAATTACATGAGGGGGTTGCTTATAGGCCAGCAGGAACAAGCTTGATGGATTCTTATTATGAGAATTTCCAGGCTGGTCTTAAAGGTTATGGACAAGCAGTAAAAATGCTTCGGGAGTCTGGGAAGGAAGTTTTTTTAGATGCTTGGAATAATAAATCTATGCACTATGCAGGGCAAATTGATACTTACGGAAAATATTTCAAGTCAACAGAACAGCAAATACAAGAATTAAAAATGTTGAGGGATTGGAGGCCCAAGACAAAAAGATCTAAACAATTAATGGCTGCTAATCCCGTCTGGTGGAGAAGATGGGCTCATGCAACTAGCCGTCTCTGGCTATACGAAAAACTTAAGCACCCTTATTTTCTTAGACCAGGGCTAACAAATCTAACTGCTGTTGATAATTTATCTGGATTCTTCTTTCATAATTATCACCTAAGAACTGATCTAGAACTAAGAGCAAGGCGTGATGGGGTTCAGCTAGGACTGATAGATAAGGATGGAAATTTAGATCGAATGAAAATGGATGATTGGATTAATAAGCAATTTGATGAGGCAACTTATAGCCATCAAGTCACGGAGAAAATGCGTCTTCAATACAGAAGAGAAAATGGTTTAACTCCAGACATAGTGGATGATGTTGAGATAGAAAATATGATTAGAGAAGAGAAGATTGGAGAAACTTATGGAGCTCCAGTTGTTGATAATGAGTTTGTAAGAGATGCAGGAAGATTCTCAGAGGACATGCGTTTCCAAACCAAGCCTGGCAAAAGGAACCCTGGGAAACCTTTGTATAACACTATTGATAATTTGAGAAAAGATCACTGGATGATGGATGTGATGTTCCCTTATCTGCAAGCTCCATTTAAAGGTAATAGTTTAGATTTTACGTTGACAGGAATGGGACCATTACTTGATTTTCTAAGAATAAGTTTTAACCGATCAGATGCTTGGACACCTAAAGAGATAGCGCGAGTGAAATCCAATGCTGCAATGGCTGGTTTTGTTTGGGCTACTTATGGGATGTTGTCTGCTAGTGATCAAATTGTTGGCAATGGTCCTCCACCAGGGGCAGAGAGAGAAGAATGGTTGACTCAGTTAAAGCTTGACGGAAAAAGACCTAACTCAATAGGTGGTGTTCCGATGGTTGGCGGTCTTCCTGTTATCTCAACTATGTTCCTCTTAAAGGACGTAGAAGATGCAATTAAGCGGGGCAATGTTAGTAAGTACGATACCCAAGGAGTTTTGAATGGAATCTTTGCTGTTTTAGTTGGACATTTAACTAGACATACAGCAGTAGGCAATGTGAAACAAATAATGGATATAGCCTATGGAGATGATTACGGGCAGAGAAGGCCAGGAAAATATCTTGGTTATATGGCTTCAGGACAATTGAATCCTCTTATTGGTCCTCTTAGGGAAACAGAAAGATTAATAGGTGCAAAAGCTAGTCAGGTTTACAGGCCAAGACCTTTCACAGAAGAAGAGAAAGAAATGTTTGATGAGTTTAAATTTAGAGATTTCGAGGATGGCCTTAGAGATAGGGTTATGAATATGTTCTCAATAGCTTCTGTTGCTGGAGGAAAGTTTAAAAATTACGATTGGTTAGGATCAAAAACTAGGTTGAGTTGGGGCGAACATTTTGGTCGTTATCTTAAGTACAAATATTTCCCTGGGCAGCATCCTGAAGGAGAAAAAGTATATGCAGAATTAAATAGATTAAATCTGTTAAATCCTCCTGGGCCTTTATTAAATAAAACTCTTGAAGGTGTTCCTATGAGTGATGACTTGCAAGAAATGTATAACAACACTTATTTCCAAAACAAAGGAAATGAAGGCATGTTGATGATACTAAAAGAAGCATCAAGGAATCCTACATATAGGTTTGATCCAATTGTCTTTAGCGTGATAAATCAAGGAGGGGGTAAACTCTCTGGTCAGCGATTTATTAAGAGAGTTAGTGATAGTTCAGGGGGTAAAGTTTTTGAGCTTGATGTTCCTTTATTCCTGGTTAAACATGTATCTAACAAGACTCCAATTCAAGCCTTTAGATCAGTAATGAATGATCCTTTCTATAAGAAATTAATGGAGCAAAAGTCAACAACAGCGGACCTCAGAGTTCAAGATAAAACCAAGCGTGAATTGAAAAAAACAATCCCTTATAAAATGATGGAGACTGTTAAAGAGTATTTTCATTTATTGACTGTAAATTCTATAAACGTAAGTCAAGAGCCTGAAGCTATTCAATGGAGAGCAATGAGAGATTCTATAGAGTCCGCAAATACAGCCAAGGATGCAGCACAAAATGAGGGAATTATGGAAGCCTTAGAAGTGTTTAGGGGCAAATAATCTGAGAGCGTGGCAGAATAGGGCTACGGTCTTGTAGAACTCCAAAATGGCAGATACATATCAGTCGTATTCAAATGCTGGTCAGACTACTTTTTCTGTTCCATTTCCTTACCTGAATAAATCTCATGTAAAGGTTTTTAAAGGCAGAGATATTGTCTTAGATACTCAGACAGCAACTTTAGCTGAGACTTCTGATTACACCTTTAACACTTCAGGAACGCAGATCACTCTGACTTCAGCTCTTGGATCTGGAGAAGTATTAACGATTGAAAGGCAAACTCCAAGTGCTTCACAATTGTCGCCTTGGTCTGATGGTTCAAACCTGACTGCTGAAGAATTAAATAACGCTGATTTACAAAACCTATATATCGTCCAGGAGCAAAAAGATAGAAACTCATTAGGAGCAACCGAAGCGCGAAACGCAACAACAAATTCCGGCAATGCTGTAACAACAGCAAACGCAGCGCAGGCAACAGCAAACGCAGCATTGGCCCGCAGTGGGGGCTCTATGACGGGCGATATCGTCATGGGTGGCAATAGAATTACAGGTTTACCTGATCCTGCTAGTGGTAGTGAGCCAGTTATTAAAAGCTACTTTGAAGCACAATCTTGGGATAACACAACAGAGACAATTGCAAGCAATGAGACTTGGGCTGGCAATAATACAAAGATTGCAACTACAGGGGCAATTGATGGTCGAATAGATAGCAAGATTGATACAGCTATTGAAGGAGATGTACTAGCTGGTACTGATTTAACTAAGACTCAAACAGGCGGTCAGGTAACTCTTAACCATAGTGTTACAGGTGCTTCTTCAGTAAATAATTCAAATGGTGTTGTCCTTCAAGATTTAACGATCAACCCTAGAGGTCATATCACAGGTCATGCAAGTATTGATTTAGATACTCTCTATTACACCGAAGTAGAATTAGACGCTGGTCAATTAGATAACAGGTATTACACAGAAACAGAATTATTAACTGATGGTGTTCTAGATAATCGTTACTTCACTCAAACCGCAGCAGACAACAGGTATTACAATTTATCTAGTGGAGAAGAGATTCAATCAGGTGAAACTTGGACTGCTGCTGATAATAAGATTGCAACTACGGCAGCGATTGACGCAAGAATAATTGACTTGGTTGATGATGTTGGTGGCTTTGTACCAATACCAAATGAAACTTCATTCCCTACTGCAAACCCTGATGTAAATAATGGTGCTGGAACTTTAGTTAGCGTTCAGGTTTTAGCAAGTAGTCATACCCCTTCAGGTGGCAGCGTCACTATTTCTAATGGTGCTGGTACTGGAAATAACGTAACCATTTCAGGCGTGGGCACAACAACCTTGCCTGCTGGTTTTGGAGTAATTCTTGAAACAACTTCTACTCTTCATACATATTCGTTCCATCGCTTAACACCCAAAGCAACTGAGGTCACGACGGTTGCAGGAAATAATTCCAACATCACAACTGTTGCTACAAATATTGCCGACATAACCACAGTCGCAAATGACTTAAACGAAACGACAAGTGAAATAGAAACTGTTGCTAATGCAATTACTAATGTTAATACTGTTGGAAATGCAATAGCTAATGTTAATACAGCAGCTACAAATATTGCCAATATTAATACTGTTGCTAGTGACCTTAATGAAACAACAAGTGAGATAGATACTGTTGCTACAAATATCGCAAACGTAAACACAGTAGGGACTTCAATCGCCAATGTTAATACTGTTGCTAATGATTTGAATGAGACTACAAGTGAAATTGATACAGTTGCAACGAATATAGCTAATGTTAATACTGTTGGAAATGCAATAACAAATGTTAATAACGTAGGTGGATCAATTACGAATGTAAATACCGTCGCAACCAATCTTACAGACGTTAGTAATTATGCTGATCGTTATCAGATAGCGTCTTCAGATCCTTCAGCTAGAGCAGACTCAAGTTCATTACAAGAAGGGGATCAATATTTCAATACAACTTCCAATGTTTTAAAAGTCTATGACGGTAGCAATTGGAATACAGGTGTTACGGACACGACAGGTTTCGCCGTATCAACAGGACAAACTTTCACAGGAAATGTTGGTGTTCCAGCCGCAAACAACGGTGCCCCTGGACTCTTTATTGCTGGTGATACTGATACAGGTATTTACAGCCCTGGTACAAACCTTTTAGCAATAACAGCTAGTGGAACAAAAGTTCTTGAGG